CTTCCATCAACCCCAGAGATACCAGTAGTGCCGTTAATGTTTAAAGCCATAATTAAAGAATAACAAATAAACTGCCAGAAGGCACAGTTACAGTAACCCCACTATCTATAACAGGGCTAACAGTATGGGCATTTTTTCCAGACGTAATTGTATAGTCTGTTGTTACATTTGTATCCGACTCGAAAAACACTTCATCAGTTCCTCCTCCAGTAGCTCCAGCACCGCCACCAATAGCACCCCAAGCACCATTGTTATAACCTTCAAACTGATTTAATGTTGCGTTATGTCTAAACATACCGACAGCAGGACTTCCATCTCTCTGGGCTGTCGTACCAGAAGGTATCGTTAAACTAGATGTATAATTATGAGTCACTTTACCTGTTAAAGTACCACCTGCTAAAGGTAGTTTCGTTGCATCCGCAGGTAAACTTGTTAAATTTGCACCACTAACAGCAGGTAAAGTTGCCGGAAATCTTGCATCAGGTATAGTTCCTGAGCTTAAATTAGAAGCATTTAAAGCAGAACCAGTAATATAACCAGCACCATTAGTAATCGTATTATTATTCAAAGAAATGTTTGCTGTACCATCAAAGCTAACCCCTGCAATTGTTCTACCTGTTGCTAATGCAGTAGTGGTTGCAGAATTACCTGTATATTGTGTAGCCGATAAAATTTGTGTACCTGCAACTTTAACAACCTTTCCTGATGCAAAATCTAAATGTTCCGAACTTGTCCAGGAATCAGTAGAATTAACCCAGTTAAATGTTTTATCTGTACCACCTTTTAAGGTAATACCACCTCCATCTGCCGTTGTATCTGATGGACTAGATACCTTACCAATTTCTATATTTTTATCTTCTACAGTAAGTGTTGTTGTATCTATCGTTGTCGTAGTTCCATTTACTGTGAAATTACCTGTTACAACTGCATTACCGCTTACATTTAAATTAGTTCCTACTGTAAGATTTCCTGTTAATAATCTATTAGTATCTGGTATTGGTACATAATCAAGTGATTGCCATGCAGTAGATCCATCACCAATTTTAAACTTTTTAGTATCTGACTCTATCCCCCATTCACCTGCTAGCAAAGTAGGATTGTTACTTGTCCAATTACTAGCTGTATCCCTTCTTTGCTTTTGAAAAGCAGTTAGTGTAATGGTCATAATTTAAGCAGAACCTCTTGCATCTATTATATTGCCCCTTGTTGGTGATGCGCTACTTGTTAATGCATCTAAGATATAACTTCTTGTAGCATTACCAGAATCCCCAGCATCAAATATTAAATCTCCAATATCAATAGGTACTGATACAAGCTCTATTTCTACATTCCATTTACTTACAATACCATCAGATATAGTTGGTGGTGTTGCATATAACCAAGCAAAATCGGAAACTAATGCTACAGGTGGTGTTGTATATCCACTCCATGTACTAGATGACAAAAAGAATATTTCAAAACTACCACTTTGACCATCGTAATGTGTTCTTATAAGGTTTACTTGCGTTTCTGTTAAATTATCAAATGTTAATTGTAGTGTTTGGTTTATACGTCTATTACCCCTTCTGAAACCTGATGTAGCACCACTAGATGATGACTGTATAGCACTAGGAAAATCACCTTGTGTATATAGTCTAGATGTAGGAATTATTGAAGGAAAAGTAGCCATTATATAGGTACGCTAATAAGCTCAATAGATGTACTATACCTATTTGGTGAAGATATACTAATTTGAAAAGATTGCGCATATCTCCATTGATAACTGCTACTACTAACAGGTGGTGTAGAGTAACCAGCCCATACTGAACTAGACAAATCAAAAGATTCTATAGATCCGTTTTGTCCGTTGTAATGCGTTAATAATGTTTGTGCTTCTGTTTCTGTTAAATATTCGTATGTAATAGTCAATCTTTGTTCAATTCTTTTTGCACCTACTTTAAATCTGACATTACCACCACTTAAACCTTCATGTGTATTTTGGGGATAGTCCCCATATACTAATGCCCTTGTTTCTGGTTCTAATGAAGGAAAAGTTGTCATTGTAAAACAGTAAAAGTACCAGTAGTAATTTCTTTAGATATTTCTGATTTATCATTAGAATCTAAAGGGAAATGTGTGGCCTCTATATTGCTAACTCCATCATTATCATAAGTAATACTGCTAACTTGATAATAATTTATTTCTGTTCTGTCATCTCCAACACTGTTTTCTCTTTGTAATTGCAACTTTATTATATTTGTAGGTATTAGACTTGTTGTTAATAATGGTGTAGAAAAACTTATATTGTGCGTACTATGTTTTCTTCTTGCTAATTCATATTTTGCATAGAGGATAGCATGGTTTACATCAGCACAAAAATCACTCATATCAAACTGTTCTGTAGGTGAATCTAAAGCACTACTAGTGAACCTTACACTTACTGTTTTTCTTCTTGCAACTGCTGTAGGTAAACATTTTGTATAAATGCAATTAACAATAAATTCCCTTCTTTCTTCTACGCTTAAATAACCTTTTTTAAATGATCCTTGGATAATATTCGCTTCTGTAAAAGTAGCAGTAGGTGTTAGTGCTGTGGTATCTATTTGATTACTACCATTTATAGGTAGAACTGGAGCAAATTGGTATTTACCACCTACAGATAAAAAAGATAAAAAATAATAAGGTGATGTTTTTGTTATAAAGTCGACAATATTAACAGCTTTTGAAATTATGCCATTAAAAAACATACTGTTATTAGTACAAAATGTAGACAAACTTTGTAAATTACTTAGTTCCACAGGTGCAACTATTGTTGCTGTATTATTACCATCAATTTTTTTATATAACTTAAACAAGTGCATCGCTAAATCTATAAATTGATTACTAGAACCATTTGTATAACTTGAACCAGATAAACCTGCACTAAATAAATCTACTTTTACACCTTGTTCATAAAATATATAAAGTTGTTTTGTAGCAGTAGGAAAAGTACCAGCAGAAGGTGTATCAAACAAATTACCTGATACAGCTAAAAAAGTAATATCAGCAAAAGATGAATTATTATTTGATGTATTTTGTATGACTTTGCTTGTACCTACTGTATGTTCAGTCTGCACCCCAGCTAACGTCCCACTACTTGCAGGGTTGCTTCCTATTGTTTGAGTGTCAACAGAAACAAAAGTATATTTAAAAATAAATTTAGTTCTACCACTACTGACTGCATTAAGTCCATCTAAAGCAGACTGAGGGTAATCACCGGCAGCAACAGTAGTTGCATTTATAGGAGGTGCTAATTCACCACCATTATCAGAAATAAAGTCTTGAATAGTGCCTACAGTTCTACCACCTACTAAACTACTGCCAGAAAATCTTTGATTAAAACCAAAATTCATATCACTAACACCTAAATATGTTTGGTATGCTGTTGTGACATTATCACCAGTTTCAGCGTCAAAAACTTGTGCAGACATTATAAAAGTAGTATTAGATGTGTCCCCAGTTCCAAAAGTTTTAATTCTTAAACCAGTAAAGTCAGTACCAAAATCAGGTTCATTATCTAAATAACTTCCAGATGAAGGTTTAAATAATTCTGTTAAATAAGTATATATATCATTACCACAAAATAAACCAGCACTAGATATAGGGCATGAATTAGGAGAAGATGCTAATGATGCTGCCGTACTATAAATATGAGTTAGAGTGATTGAAGTATCATCTAAAAAACTTAGTTTTGTTAACCCTGTATAGGCTTTGGATTTTATTGGTGTACTAGCAATTTCACCTTGAGATATAACAAACAAAAATTTTTGTACAAAACTAGATGTACCTGCTTTTATTAAACTTGGCTGCATCCATACACCACCAATATTGTTAGCTCTTTTACCAAAAACTATAGGAACAGTTTCTCCTGTTGTTGCTATTTTTTGTGATACATCAAGATCACTATTAGGTTTTTTAAAATTATCTAAACTTTCATCTAATATCTGTGCATCTTGCCCTACTTCAGATTTCTTTTGTGCATCACCGGTATAATATAGTAAAGCTCTAGAACCGCCTCCTATAAAACTTCTAGTTGTAATACCTACTCTTTTAATCATAATTTAAAATTATTCATTTACCTTTGACATTATGTAAGGTAAAATTTCTGCTGCTACTGTAAATGTAGCAAATTTAATTTTTTTAATTTTTTTTGTACCAGTTAAAACTGTACCATTACTTAATTTATATACTCTTTTATCATTAATAATTTGACCAATAACATCATTAGCTTCACTGCCATCTTCTAAAACAGCGTTTACATTGACAGCAAAAACTAAATTATTCATGTTGCAATAAACCTACCCATTAAATCACTGCTAATACGCCTTGAAGGCACTTGTGCTTTT